CCCTCATCGTTTTTTGTACAAGAAACGAAAAGGGTACTGTGGTGATTAAGAAGGCCGGCTTCAACTGCGAACCGTCCACCTCTGGTCTCCGTGCTGGGTGGTGCTTCGGCAACCTCAATGACGGTGGCAATGACGGTGTGGCTTGCCGCAACTCGAACAATTCGGTCGGGAACGCGAACTGGAACGGCTCTCTTGGCGCAACTGGTTACGAGCGGAATGTATATCCGAAAATCATTGCACCACAGCATCCTCGCTTATGTGCGAAAATTGCTTGAAACCGGCGGAGGTTGGTACTGAAAGGGAAGACCACCGATAGTAACCAGATGATATACAGAAAGAAGGTAGCAAAGTACGATCACGAGATGCAAACCAGCGGAGGTGAACATCGACTCCGCAGCATTCAATCTTCCTGCTACCGTTAAAGCATTCAAGGGCAAGTTGAAACGGAACGACTTCCAGCGCGAACTGGTTCATACTGGCCTGATAAAGAAAAGCGAGATTGCTTTTGAGCGGCTGGACAAGCACAATGACCGGCCTAAAACCAATGCGGCCATCGCCGCCTACAACGACTATCTCACATCCTGTATCAACGAGCGAAACCTTGGCCTGAAGCCGATTCGCTGCTTCCAGCGTGTTGACGGTCTTACGCAGAAGCTCCGTGACATCTGCCAAGAAAGCCCGAAACAGCAGGTCTTGGAGTATATCGCTGTTGAAGCGTTGATGCCCCTGTTCCGCGCCAAACTGCTCCCGGTTCAATACGGCAGTATCCCCGGACGCGGCCAAGTCCTTGGAAAGCGAAAGATCGAACGTATCCTCCGCACAAAGCTGAAGTGCAAGATTGCCGTGGCGAAAGGCGATGTCAAGAAGGCATACCCCTCTGTCACCGTCGAATGCTCCATGACCCTGCTGAACCGCGACATCGGTAAGAATAAGCCGCTGCTGTGGTTTGTCGGCGCGTTGATGGAGAACTATCCGGGCGACCATCTCTGCATCGGAAGCTACCTCTCCACATGGCTGTTCAACTACGTCATGTCCTATGTCCTGCGGTACGCAATGAGCCTTGCTCAATGCCGCCGTGGAGTGCGAACTGCATACGTCAAAGCAATCGTCTGCTATGCGGACGATTTTTCTTTGTTCGGATTCTATTCGCAACTCGTCAAGGTCATACGAAAATCGACCAAGTGGGCTAAGGACCACCTCGGCATCAACATCAAACCTGCGTGGCAGATTTACCGGCCAGACACGTTTGAGGAGGAGAAAGCCGTTCACTGCGAGAGAGCCGCTGGCAGCCACCGGCGCACCGAAGGCGTGGACATGATGGGCTTTGTCATTCGCAGAACCTACACCATCATCCGAGGCCGCATTTTCCTGCGCATCCGCAAGCAAGTCCTGCGAGCATGGAATGACATCAAGCGACTCGGCTATCTGCCGTGGTGGAGAGCTTGCCGCATCACCGCATACAAGGGCTGGGTGAAGTTCTCCGATAGTGTGAAGTTCGCCGTAGCATATCGCTTTTATCCGTTATTGAAGCTCGCTCGTCAGAGCGTTAGTACACATGGCCGAAAGGAGTATGTGAAAAATGAGCAAAGAATTCTACTCGTTGCAGCCTCTGGCTGTTGAGGTGCATCCTGTCAGCACTGGCACGGACATCATTCTGCGCCGCGACATCAAGGAATGCACCCTGACCAACACCGTCACCGATGACGACGGCAACTCCGTCGAGCAGGAGTCCGCTGCATTCTCCTGCGAGGAGATGCAGTACCGCTATCGCGGTGAAGTGACCGCCGATGATGTGGCTGCCAAATTTGATTACTGGTGGGACATTGCCAGCGGCAAGACCCAGCAGGAGGCCGAAGACGACGATGCCAAGCGCAATGATGAGCCTACGCTGTCTGAGCGCGTCGAGGCACTGGAAGGTGCCTTTATGGAGTTTGTGGAGGTGGTTCTCAATGGCTAAGTTCTATGCTATGCAGATCAGGATGCACAAGATCACGATTGACGACGTGCCTGAGCGTTATCAGGCCGCCGTTAAAGCCCTTCTCAAAGCCGATGCGTAAGGGCGAGTATTACAGCCATGACCTGCTCGAAATGGCAGCCTACGGCATCCTCGGTCTTCAGCGCAACGCTGAAAACGAGGAGAAGGTGTTAAACCTCCATAATCACCTCATCTGGAAGTCGTATGAGCGCGGCAAGGATGATGTGACCGATGCCATCATGGACGAAGCAGAGCGTTTGGCCGAATCCGAAGAAAGCTCGCCGTTCGCTCTGCGGTGAGCCAGATACAGGAGGCTCAAGGTGAGTATTGTCACATTCAAGAGCGGCGATAAGACCGCCCTGACCGAGAACTTCACACGCAGCGAGTTTGCTTGCCCTTGCGGATGCAACTCGCAAATGATCGAGCAGGAGCTTGCCGATAAGATTCAGGGCATCCGGGACAAGCTCGGCAAGAAAATCCGTATCACCAGCGGCTACCGCTGCGTCAGCCACAACGCCAGCAAGAAAGTCGGCGGCAGCAAGCAGAGCCGTCATCTGTACGGCATCGCTGCCGACTGGAGAACGGAAGACCGCTCCGTCAACCCTGTCTGCCTTGGCATTCTGGCCCAGAAAGCCGGGTTTGGCGGCATCGGCATCTACTGGCACAGCAGGGGAGCATTCGTACACACCGACACGCGGGGCGGCAAGGCCACATGGCTCTGCACCACGCCCGGACAGTACCCCAGTACCAGCTACAACGCATTCATCCTCCCGACCATCAAACAGGCGTGCTCTGGAGCTGCAAATCGCAGCGCGACCATCATGCTCCAGAAGCTCCTGAAGGTCAACGCTGACGGCATCTTTGGCTCTGGTACGACCAAGGCTCTGATGCTCGCCCAGCAGAAGCACGGCCTCGTGCCCGATGGCATCTGCGGTCCTAAGAGCTGGACCGCACTGTCTGGCGCAAGCAAGTATCTGTGAGAGGGGGTGATACCGATGTGGGATTTCATCATCCAGTATTGGGCTGAGTGGGCGTTTGGGCTTCTCGGTACTGCTGTCATCGCGGTGGCCATCAAGTACAAAGCTCTGCTCGACGGCGTACTGGCGATTCTGCACGACCGCATTTATCAGGCTTGCCAGCATTATATCCAGCAGGGGTATATCGACATGGCTGGCCTGAAAAACCTCGAATACCTCTACCGAAGCTACCACGCTTTAGGAGGAAATGGAACCGGGACGGAGCTTTTCAACAGAGCCAAGGCCCTGCCTATTCACGACAACTGATTTGAGAAAGGAATAATACCATGAAGTACACCAACAAGATTACCGCCGCCACCATCGCTCGTACCGCTGCACTGCTGCTGGCTCTTGCAAACCAGATTCTCAGCGCGTTCGGTAAGTCTCCGCTGCCCATCGAGAGCAGCACGGTGGAACAGCTCGTCACCACGGGCATCACCACCGTCACCGCCCTCATCAACTGGTGGTACAACAACAGCTTCACTCAGGCCGCGATGGAGGCCGACAAGACCTACGACCGCATGAAGCAGAACGGCTTCTGATGATTTGTTGATGCCGTCAAATCATCGACCATTTTGCCACCCTCGGCATAATGGTATAGCAAGACCCCCTCTGACCTATATGGCCGGAGGGGGTCTTTTTTGTTTATGCAGATTTCTTCGGATTCCAGATGGCATCACTCATCCAGATTTCCTCGCTCAGCTTGTACAGCATGGCCTGACGCTCCATGATGGAGGTCTTGTTCCATTCTGGCCACGCCTTCAGCTTCTCGTTTGCCTTCGTGATGGCGTTGTTTTTGCCAACGTCCACCAGCTCCGGCAGGGAGGATGTAAGGTACACTGTGGACTGCCTGTAATCCACGCATTTGTCCTGATAGGTGCTATTGTGAATCGAGCGGTTGATGGTGCTTTCCAGCAGCGTGAGGTTGCCAAGTCGGTTTACGATGATGGAGAACTCGTCCTCATCTACGCCGTACTGCGCCTTGTCTGCACAGGTCTGCGGCATGATGTGCTCGATCTCGAACGACCACGGAATTAGCCTCGCCAGCTCCTCAATGGTCGGCTCATCCGTCATGCCGTTGCCTGTACGGAGGCCGTTCACATAGGCAGCAAGCTTTGCCATGATGAACTTGACTCTGTACTGCTGCATACTGTTCAGGCCGAGCCGCATGAAGTTTGCCTCGTTGTCCTCTTTCCACCTGCTGACTTCCGGCAGGACTGAAGAGCCGATGAATGCGTCCAGCTCATCGGAGGTTTTGATGCCCCTGATCTGCCCGCACCACTTCACGAAAATGCGCTCGATGTCGTTTGTTGTCACCCTGTTGATGACCGTGTAGTAAACGATGGACTCGACCAGAATCTCGAATCGGTCAAGCACCGCCGGCTCCATGTTCGAGGCTGCCAGCAGGAGCATCAAATGCAGACGGTATGACGTGCCCGCCAGCAGGGGGATGTTTTTCAGGCTTCTAGTACCCCCCCCCCATGAATTTGCAGGTTTCTTGCAATTTGCATAGAATGAGGCCGAATCTTTCATGCCTTGGACGAATTTGAACGGAGCGGACGCATACGGACACTGTTTCTTGTTGGCTTTGAGCCATGCGAAGATACGGTCCTCACGGAGAACGCCGTTCGGCTCTTTTGAAACATCGTACTTGGCCATGATGAAGTAGCGCAGGAAGCGCAGCGGCTTCTCGTCGATTCGCTCCAGCTCGTTGATGACCGATTTCCATTCTGTGTTGAGAGCCGCGAACTGGTTTGGCTGCACGTTTGTGAACAGCATATTCTTCAGCAGGTCGATAGGGTCGAGGTTCTTGCCGCGCTCGTTGATTGTCTCGAACATTTTCAGCGCGTCCACCACGTTCTGCGTGTCGATACGCACGAAGCTGGACTTGTACAGCAGAAATGCCGCGAACGGACCGAAGGCTGTGATGTCGGCAAAGTTATCCCTCATGAACTGCTCGACGACTTCTGCTGCATCGAAAAGGCGGCCTCCTGTTTTTGAAACATCGCTTGGCCGAGGCTCGCCCTTTGCAATCAGCTCAAGGCAGTTTGTGACGTTCTGGTGCTGAAGCTCCAGCCGATACCGCGTGACAGGAACGCCGTACTGATTGAGGCTCGTTCCGCAGATGAGCTGGTCGATGGATGCCGTCGGGATACCGTACTCCGCGTACAGCTTCTTCACGATGCAGAGGATGATGAAGAACGTGGTCAACCGCTGCTGTCCATCCACCAACTCGAAATCGCCATTGGCACTGCACGTTACGATTGTGCCGAGGAAGTACGCCTTGTTCTTGTCGCTTGTGTAGGCATCCAGCAGGTCCTCCATAAGCTGCTTGACCTGCGTTTTCTCCCAGACATACTCGCGCTGGTATTCCGGGATGACGTAGAAGGCACTGAACGCCGTATTGATGCTCTCATCGGTGTACCTGATATTGGTTTGCCCCATGATTTTGTTCCTCCAGTTTTGATTTCGTGATGCTCATAACGGTTGGTCAACCGCGTCCATTGGACAGTCCGTGTGACGTCACGCGGACGCAGTGAACCAGCCGTAAAATCTGTAATTCCGAGGATTTTGGGTCAAATGTCACGCGGACGGTCACATGGACGGTCACGCGGACAAAATTCGGACGCAATTTTTGACCCGAAATTTGACCCGACGAAAATGTTGCATTTTCTATGGATTCCTGTTGGAAAAATCCGTAATTCCACGCATTTTGGGTCAAATGTCACGCGGACAGTCCAATGGAACGTCCGTGACCATAAAGAATAAGAGAAAAAGTATATTAGTTATATATGGTCAAATGAACTGGGTCAATCGGGTCAAATTGTTTTGCCGTCCGGCATCTTGAATGTGTAAACGAACTCCATCCCCAATGCCTTGGCAATCTGCTCCATCTCTATCCGGCTGAACGATTCGCGCTTCATGCGGGCGTTGAAGTTTGACTTGTTCATCCCGATCTTGTCTGCCAGCTCCGCCTGTGTCATGCCGGCATAGCTGAGTGCCACCTTGATAAGCTGCTCCGTTGTCATAGTATTCTCCTCTCTGGCGACCGCATGGCCGCCTTTTTGTTTGCCTTCAGTATAAACGCCGGAGGTAACGAGGTCAACCGATTTGGCAAAAAAATCTGTAAAAACGTAGATTTTTCGGTTGACAAAAGCCCGCCACCTGTGCGAAGATATAAGTACAAAAACAACACACCTACGAAAGAAAACGGAGGAAAATGCTATGACTACTTACCGTGAACTGCTTGCCCGCCGCAACGAATTTGCCATCTACTCCCCTGAGTGGAAGGAAATCGGCGACCTCATCGACGCTTACGTCCGCGCTCAGATTCTCGCTGGTCACATTGAGTTCGCCAACATGATCGTCGGCGACTTGGGCGACATCGCCGAGTATGGTGCTTACGAGAACGACCCCGAATTCAAGAAGGAGTACGACGGCTACATCGAGTGGTTCCGCAACTGGAACTTCGACGAGTACGCCGATGAGCTTGAGAGCTTCATCGAGCAGTAACTACATACGACACGTTGAACGGAGGAACGGATATGAATAAAGCATACGTTGAGCAGATTCGCAACGGCCTGAGCACCACCGCGCTCTCTATGGATACCCAGTGGGCGATGATGCACAACCCCAAGCTGAACGATCAGCAGCGGCTTTCCAGCGAGGCTTGCTATCAGGGCTTGATGCAGACTCTCAGCTTCATGGGCGGTGACTGGGCGCGCGACCAGCACGGCAAGCACCGCGTCTTCCTTGCCGGTATGTCCAGCAGGGAAAATGACGAGTACACCTGCGAAGAATAAGAACAGCAGAGCGCACCCGCCGAGGATGGTAGGTGCGCTCATTTTCTTGTAAAAAAATACGTAAAATCGTAGATTTTCGCTTGTCAAATGAATGAACTTGTGCGATAATAAAGTTACCAAAAAAACATCAAAAATCAACTGAGGAGGTAACCGCATGAAAATTCCGCACAGAGCGCGCTGGCCGCCCAAAACGGCTTGACCGCTCAACATCTAGGCAGGAGGTGTATCACACATGGAAGAAGTTGATATTATGACCGCCAAGCAACTGGATAGGTTGGCCGACTGGTTGAAAAGCAACGGCCACACGGCAGAGGAAGTTTTAGACTGCCTCAAGTACATAGCCCAAGACCACGCACCCGCACTCAAGACCCCTGAGAAAAAGTAAGAGCCTAGACTCCCCACCCGTCGAAAAAGTGGAAGCCTAAGCCCTCGAAAGCGACTAGGAGACCTGCCCTCCTAGTCCGCTTTTTAATTTTAACAAGGCCGGCAGGAGAAATCAAGAGGTTTACGATGAAAGTTAAGGAATACGTTGATTTTGCTCATTTTGAAAACGACCCGCACCGGCAGGACGTTGATCTCATCTGCATCGTCGGCAAGCCGAACGGCTATGTCTGCGCCGACTTCATCACCGACTGCCGCCGCTGGCAGACCGCGTTCCGCCGCTTCTTCAATGTCCTCGGCAGCGACCCCCGGTTTGAGGGCTGGGATTCCACCGTGTACGAGGCGATGCTCAACGGCGTGTGGAAGGACAAGGAGATGGTTGACGACAAGTACACCGGCGGCTGGTTCTGGGAAGTCGAGGACCTCGATGGCCGCTTCTACATCTGCCTGAATGTGCCGGGGGAGGTGAACGTCTGATGGCCCACAAAATGCCGTATTCGCTCGTTCTTGATGGCAAGACCATCTTTGAGAGCAACTACCTGCCATACATGAAACGGTATGCCGATGAGCAGCTTGAGGAGTTCAATGGCTTCTACGCTGAGATTCGTCGTTACCGCAAGGTTTACGCATTCCGCTTCTACAACACGAAGTGGTCCCGCTGAAAGGAGAGATTCACATGGCACTGTATGCCGTCTACTACCAGACCGGCGTTTCGCCCCTCGACGGCGAGCCGCTGTGCACCGTTTGCCTCATCACGCAGTCTGAGGCTGCTGCCATTGCCAAGGAGCAGGAGCTGACCAAGGCAGGTCTGACCGCATGGTACGACCAGATTCAGTAAGGAGATGATGCCCTATGACCAACCAGAACCCGATGACGCTGCCTGTGTACAGCGATCAGGCCATCAGCAGGATGTTCTGCGACTACGTTGATTCCACGAACTGCAAGGAGCGGCACACCGCCGCCGCAGTCCGTGACTACGACGTCTTCGCCGATTACGTCGAGAATGAGACCCGGAGCAGCAACACCGTCCAGAACGCCCTGCTCGAAAAGGCAATGGACTTTGCCGTGGAGTATGAGGAGAGCGGATTCATCGCCGGTTTCCGCTGGGCTGTTATGATGTTCCTGCATGGTGCGCCTGAGCCGCCAGCAGAAGCCCCAGAACGCGCCTCCGAGCCTCCGACAAGGAAACTACTCCAGCCCGAACCGGCAAAGCCCGCTCCTGCGTCCTCTGCGCCGCTTCTGCGCGATGTCGAGGATGACAGGTGCGTTGACAAGCCCGTTGCTGGCTGCATCACCACGAAGCAGATTGCCGAGCTGTTCAGCACCAGCAACTTCAAGGTTGTGCGGCGCATTGATGAGCGCATCATGCCGTACCTCGACAGCGAGACCCGGAAGAACTTCCAGCTCGTGCGCGGCTTCAACTCCCAGCACAAGAAGACAACCTTCTACCGCCTGAACCGCACCGCCTGTGATCTGTACCTCGAAGAAATCTCGAAGTACAAGAAGCTCGTCAACGTCGCCGGTGGCTGCGGCGCGATGCAGGAGCTTGTCGCCAAAGTTTTCCCGGCTGATGCACGAAGCCTTCCCCGGTGAGCTGGATTTTTCCAGATAATTTTCAACATAGCTGGAAAAATCGGTTGACAAATTGGAAAATTCCAGCTAGAATAAAGTTACAATCTATCAAACAACAGATTTTTGGAGGAAAAAGTATGTTGAACGCCAATAACGCGCCCGCCTTTAACGCCAACGATGAGGCTTGCTTCATCCGGCTCCTCGACAGCCGCGAGCAGCAGCGTCGCCGTGCAGCCCGCCGTCAGCAGGATGCAGACCGCACCCGCCTGATCTCGGCCCTCAAGACCGTCGGCATCGCGGCTCTGGACCTCGCACTCGTCCTGTTCATCATCTGCGCTGTTTTCTGAGAGGAGGAAGTTAGATATGGCTGACGAGTATGTCGCGCTGCTCTCTGATGCTGATGCGCACCTGCTCAATGAGATGTCCAAAAAGCTCTCAGAAATGAGCAATCAGTTCGACCCTGTTGTCGATGCTTTGTGGGACAGAGCCAATGCCTCCCACGGCTTGAGCGACAAGGATGACCTTGTTGCCATCAACGACATGATGAGCAACATCGAAAGCTGCATCGGAGACGCTGTTTCGTACATCGACCGTCTGCTCGAAAACTATTTGCTCAAAGACCGCAAAAAGGAGGAATGAGCATGGGACGCGGAAATGTCTGCACCACTGGCCCCTACGAAGGGGTGTTCTACATCGACAATGACTACACGGCTGTTTATCGGAAGGTCAATGCCGCCGATGACGACATGGATGACCGCAAGCTCCGCTACTGGTTCGGCACCGATTCTCCCGAAGAAAAGGGCTTGGAGTACGATGAGTGCGAAAGCGTCGATGAGGAAGATTATGACCTGCGATCGTTCTCCGATGACTTCGTGAATCGGTTTCCTGATTTCGGCAAAACGAACGAGAATATTTCAAGGACTCGGCGAGCGATTCTCGAAAGCCCACTGTTCTACGTTGCCGTTGAGGACAATGAATGGTCCACCGCTGTCGAGCTGATTCAGAAAGACACCGACTCCGATCTCGACCTGAACTCGCAGAATGCTTTGTACCGCATCTACCTCGATGCCATGAAGAAGATTCTGCTGTGGCTGTTCCCAAGCATCGGCATCTACACCGGGCCGTGGACGCACGGAATCATCACGAGAGAGGAGGCTGGCTTATGCTGAGCGACCTGATTACCGACCTCATCCGGGCAAAGACCCCGAAGGAGAAGGAGGCAGCCTACCGGCGGCTGGAAAAGCTCGGCGTTGACCGATTCACCGCTGATGTCGCCGCTGAAGAACTCCGCAAGGAGGTGCGAACGTGAGCAAGTACGTTCCCATCGAGGAGATGAACGAATCCCAGCTTAGGGCGCAGCTTGATGCCGCGTACTTGCGATGGGATGACATGAAGAAGAACGGCTGCTCCGACCCTGCGTGGCCAGATGGTGTGAACCTGAACCTCGTCAGAAACCACATCATCTACTTCTACCGCTTCCTGCGGGAACGAACCAGCAAGAACGTGCAGCTCTCCATGTTTGATGCCGGAATGGACCTGCAAGACGAGCGACCTTTGCCGCCTGAAGTTCCCAACAACTACATGGTCCCGAACGGGAAGTACCGCGATAGATTGAATGGCCGTTATGAGAATTTGCTTTTTGACCCGAATATTTAAGCAAAAGCTGAAATGCTTTTTGAAATCGAAAGGAAAGAGTGAAATGTCTGAAAAGAAATTTGAAGTTTTGGTTCAGATTCGCGCAGCCCTGACCCAGCAGGACATCGACGACATCATGGTGTCTGCCCTCGAAGGCGGCATCAACTACTGGTGCAGGCGCGTTGTCGTGCAAGGTGACTACCTCGGTGAGTACGCCAGCGAGCAGATTTCGCGCGGCGGGAAGCTCGCCATCTGGCTCGATGAGCCGTTTGAGGATGACAAGACCTGCTATCTGCTCGACCTCGACAAGTTCCTCGCCGGCTTCAAGCTGTGGCTTGAGAATGGCTGTGGCAACTGCGATGTCGTTGATGCCTCCGATGGTTCTGTTGACTGCGGCGAGATTGATGGAACCGCCGCCGACGAGATTGTCCAGTACGCCTTGTTCGGCAATGTTGTGTTCGCCTGAGAAGGGAGGTG